GTAGTCTTTAGCATTGAATGAAGGGCATATCAAACTAACTCTTGGTCTATCCCCATTACAATCGTGTAATGATAGTCCAGTACCCCCTGCTGCAATGTTAGCAACCACAATAGTTGATTCATCATTTTGAAATTCGTCTACGATTGCTTGTCGTTCTTCTACTGTCTGACCCCCCTCTATAGCTTTGCATTCCAGTTGATCACATAGTGTTACTACAGTGTCTCTGAAGTTAACAAACAACACTACAGAGTTACCTTGTTCTTCTAAGTCTTGTGCATATGTAACTAAGTCAGGGACTTTCATCGCTTCTGTTAGTTGTCTTGCACGTAGGATGTTAACGATCACATGGTCACTATTCCCAACAGAACCATTCTCGATAAGCTCTGTTATTATTTGTGGTGTTAGACCTAACTTTTCATAAGTCTTTATGATCTTCTTAGAATCAGCAAATTCCATAGGCTCTATGAAAACCCTGTTATTTCTGAATGAATCAGGGAAATCTGCTACAGTTAACTTCGCTCCCATAACACCATAGATCTTTTCGTGTATCTTTTTGAGGTTACTCTTTGCTCCTAAGTGCCAACCATTCCACTCATCTTGGTAACACCCATTAGCTTTCATCCAACTGAACCAGTTATATAAACCATTTTCTGTTTTAGCTAGGCTATGTAGCCCTAACATATAACCGATAGACCTCATCTCTGTAGGATCTTCACACGCTGTTGCTGACATCCCATGTACTAGAAACCCTTGCTTAACTAGGCTTATAACAAGCTGTGCGTTTTGTGTATATGGGCCTTTGCATTTATGGATCTCATCTACTAAGAACAAAGTGTTCTTAGGGACTTTCCAGTTCATTATCTTCTTACCCCTCTTAGACATATGTGGGGTATTACCAGTCCTTACCTTTTCAAAATTAAGTACGAATATAGGATCAATACCCACTTCCTTTAGCTCCCTTTCCCATGAAGGGATCACTGCTTTAGGACACATGACAGCTACAGGGCGTTCTAAACGTAAAGCTAAATGGGCTGCTACTACTGTTTTTCCAGTACCAACAGAGCTAGAATCTAGTGTGTTTTTATTTCCTCTTAGCTTTTCTTCAAAGAAGTCAGCCACTTTGGACTGAGCGGGGAATAGGTTTTTCATTTAAGACATAGTAAAAGAACTTGAATTGAAGGCAAGAAAAACTTTCTACAATTTATCGTATCCTACTAAAGCATGACCTTTCCGTATGTATCTAGCTATCAGAAAAGCGTCTACCATACCATCGTGAGGTTTAGAACAGCGTTTACTTTTCAACCAACATTCTTCAGGAGCTAACATATTAGCTACTCCTAATGCAGCTTTCTTTGTATCATATGGTGGAGACAAGTGACCTAACATAGCCTTTTGCCAGTTACGTACTTTGACACAGCGCACATCCCACTGCCTACTTTCAGCTAGTCCTAACAATTTACCAAATGATATTGCCATAGATCGAACAGCTTGTGAACTCTTTGCATGGTGCAACGGCTCTTCGATAGCAAAGATAAAATCTGATTCGAGTGCCATCACCCATTCATATACTTTACGAGTATCAGTTTCTCGTTTCTTACAACGATGAAGTGTAGGCATCACTGTCTTATCAATGACAGCTCCTGTTTGTTTTGATATGGCGACTAACCCACCGTTGAGTCCGTTATCAACTCCTATAATCACAATGTTCTATAGCTTTAGCAGAAAGTATTACACCATCTCCTTCTTCTGGTATTAAGGCATCTACGTTTGGGACAAGCATCTGTATATAAAATACTTCTTTTGCTGAGTTAGGTATCACTCTGTAATAAGTACCAGACCTACGTTCTACAGTGTATGTAAAATCTTTACCTATTTCCTTACGTACCATGACACAGGGGTTTTCTTCAACCTTCCTGTCTTCAAACATTACTCCGATAGATCGTCTAAGAAACATGGTGTACCCTCCCAAAAGTTTGTTTGTAGGTATTCATATTCATATCTTTCAAAAGCTTGTTGTTTTGTAAGGTTATAATTTTTTTGTAATAAATCTATTGTCATTTGCTTTGAGTAACAAGCAACAGGTGGTCTACCATATTGTTCTACCGTGCCTATGTAAGCATCTTCTAAACCACTAAATAGAAGTACAGGTTTATCTAAGTCTTCTTTTGTTTCAGGATTTATCATCGTCTGGCTCAACATCTATTATTTTATCTTTGTTTATTTTAACAGCACCATCACCACGGTCTGCCTTTGCGTTATTTAAAATACTAATGTCTATCTGCAACTTACCTGAACCCCCTGCTGTACGTGCATTTAAACCTAAATTCCTACGTATTAACTGATCTAGCTCAGACAGTTCTTTAACTGTACGTGGTCCTCTAAGGTTTTTCATGCTGTCCCGCAGAAGTTTTATAGCGGAGGCAGCTACATAAGATTGATACTTCTCTGCTGGAGATGATTGTGATTGAGCAATCTCCATAAGTTTCTTGTCCTCATCTATACGAGCTTCCAGTTTAGCTTCTTTTATAGCCTCATCTGTTTTACCTTCTAGGTTATCATCAAGTGTTTCTTGTAAAGGATCTTTATTTTCTTTTACTTCTTCTACTTCTTTTAAAGAAGGGTTATTTGCATGAGGATCTTTCTTTGGTTTTGCACCCTCATCCCTTAACCATCTACGGAGCGTAGACACATTGATTCCTAACTCCTTCGCAATAGTAACAAGTTTATATTGCTGCTCATACATTTCGAGAGCATGTTTAAGCAGCTTAGATTTTTTAGATTTATAAGCCAAAGCACTTAATATATACTATATATTTACATAGCTTTCAAATTAAATGACACGTACCTTACGAATATATGAACCACGGATAGATGAGAAGACATCTAAGATGGATGTGGGTGGGATGAGTATAGATGCAACAAACACAGTAACAGGTTTGTTGTATGGGTTAGCTAATCATAAAAGTAATAAGGCAAGAGAGTATTACTTTTGGAGGTTGTGTGATGAACTATGGAATCATGACGAACTCCCTGAACCTCTGATGGTTAAACATCCTTGGGCAGAGAGTATGATAAAAGCTGTTATACAAAATAAGTATGTGTCTATTGGTGGTGCTGCTTCATCTGGTAAGTCACACACTATGGCTGCATGGGGAATCCTGAACTGGTTAGCTGCACCAAGAGATACTCTTGTTCTACTAACATCGACTACGTTACGTGAGGCGAGAAAAAGAATATGGGGTTCTGTCATCAGTTTACTAACAGTGTTAGAAGGCGCACCATTTAAGATAAGAGATTCTATTGGTAACGTCGCTTATATAAATGAAAATGGGACTCTGATAGAGAAAGCTGGTTTGAGTTTGATTGCAGCAGAACGTAGTAAGACTAGGGAAGCTGTCGGTAAGTTTATCGGTATCAAACAAAAGAATGTTATCTTGATTGCAGACGAGCTTTCAGAACTATCAACAGCAATTCTACAAGCAGGTCTATCTAACCTATCAAAGAACCCATCATTTAGTTTAGTTGGTTTATCAAATCCTGCTTCTCGTTGGGATGCTTTCGGTGAGTGGAGTGAACCAGCACAAGGCTGGGATTCTATTGACCCTAACATAGATGAAACTTGGAAAACAAAATGGGGTGGTCTTTACAAAAGATATGATGGGGAAAGATCCCCTAACATAATTGCTGGTGAAACAGTCTACCCTTGGTTACCTACAGAAGAAAAGATAGAAGAAGACAAAGCACTGCTGGGTCAAGAGAGTAGAGGTTACTATCGAATGGTACGTGCAGTATTCTTTGACTCTGATGAAACCGATGGAGTTTACACAGACGCTGAGTTAGTTAAGTCAGGAGCTATGGGTAGTATAGAATGGGAGGGAACCCCTACACCTATTGCTGGCTGTGACCCTGCTTTTACTAATGGTGGTGACCGAACAATACTTTATACTGGTCATGTTGGGTATGATAAATCTGGTCAATTTGTTTGCCAGCTAGATGAAGCGATATCTCTTACTGACGATGCCACCAACAAAGCCGTCCCCCGATCTTACCAGATTGTTCAGCAGATAAAGGACGAGTGCAAGAAGAGGAAGATAATCCCAGCCAATTTAGGAATTGACTCCACAGGTGCTGGTAGCCCTTTGGCTGACATTCTTGCTGCTGAGTTTGGTGATGATATTCTTCGTGTTTCATTCGGTGGAAAAGCATCTGACAAGCGAGTCAGTACTAATAGTAAACTGATAGGTAATGAGCTGTATGTCAATCGAGTTACTGAACTTTGGTTTGTGGGTAAGGAATTCTGTAGAACTAAACAGTTATTTGGTATTACTAATGAGTTAGCTCAAGAAGTTGTAGGTCGTAAGTACGATATGGTCAAAGGTTCTACCCTTAGAATGAAGCTTGAATCCAAGCCAGATTATAAGAATCGGTTAGGAAAATCTCCTGACTTAGCTGATGCTGCCTTTATCTGTATTGATGTCGCAAGACAACGTCATGGTCTTGTAGCTGTAGAGCCTCTTGATTCAGGAGACAAGGTACAGGGATCAAGGCGCAGGAGATCTATGAAACAACTTACAAATGTGCTAACAAACCAACCTCTTGCTTAGATTTGAGCGGTTGCCTTTGTCTGAAATAGCTGTAAATTTATATGATTATGGCATTAGCACCAATCATAAAAGGAGTCTCGATAGCAAAAAAGATTAAAGATGCACTTAAAGCAGCTAGATTAGCTAAAACAGCAGCTAAAGGAGGATCTAAAGTACCCAAAACAGCACCCAAAACAGGAACAGCTCCGAAAGGACAATCTCCTTACAAGCCGTCTCCACCATCTGCGGGAAGTGCTAGTAAGAATCCTTATAACAAACCTTCAACCACATCTAAACCAAAAGACAATGTAACAGGAACAGGTTCTTCTGGGTATAATAAACCAACTGCTGGGGCAAGTCCTAAGACTCCTCCAACTACAGGAGCTAAAATTAAAGGAGCTGGTCAAAAAGCACTAGATGTAGTAGCCCCTACAACGGGAACTATTCTTAAAAAAGCATTTGGAGCAGCTAAAAAAGTTGCTCCTTATATATTTCCCGCTACGGGAAAGTTATTTAAGACAGGATTAAAAATAGCCGATAGAGCTACTGTTCCTACAGCAGTTGCGTATGGAGGTAAAAAATTATATGACGCTATGTCGGGGGATGACCCAGCGGAAGCTGGAGCAGCAGAGGCTGGAGGATCAGGGACTGAAGACACAACAAGTCAGGGGGGATCTACTAGACCACTACCTTTTACACCTTTTTCGGGAGTAAATAATCTGATAATAACTGAACTGTTAAAGCAACGTGGGAAAACAGGAGAAGGGACTACTGAAGGTGGTGAAGGTGATACTCCAAGTGCCGAAGAGGTAATTGATTCAATCCGTGGTAAGGGTAAGGATGAAAGTAAAGAAACACCTACAACTAGATCCAGACCTAGCCCAGACTCACCTTTAAGTTATCTTAGATCAGATAAAGAAGTAGATGCTAGAAACCGTTCTGTCCGTGAACGTATGGGGAAAGAGCAGAGAGGTAGGAGACTCGACGCTGAAGCAAGATTCCGTGAGCGTAAAGATTTCATAGAACAAAGTAAAAAATTAAAAGACCCTAACTTAATAGAGGGACCACAAGGAGAAGTGTTAGGTAGGGTAATTAAAGATTCAACAGGGAGAATTATAGGAAGCTCTTTAAATAAAGCAGGGCGGGCTGCTATGGGTAATAGAAAAGGAGCAGGTGTTATTGATGGTGGTGTTGCTGATGCTGCTAATTTTTCAGGTACAGATGCTCAAAGAACATTAGCAGCTTCCGCTGCTATGGATAAAAGAGACGCACAAATTGCTAGTATGAGGGCAGCGCAAAAAGATGTTGCTGATATGTTTTATAGTAAGAGTGGGGGAAGTAGAGGTAGTGGTGCAACTCCTGCTCCAACAGCTACTGCGGTAAATACAGGAGTAGCTCCAAAAGCTACTGCGGTAAATACAGGAGAACCTGTAGTAAATTGGGGTTCTAGTTCTCAATACAATAGAACTTCTAAAAGTTCACCTGCACCTAGAGCTATACCTGTTGATACACCAGCACCTAGAGCTACAGCAGTAAAACCTTCTACTCCTTCTGATGTAGCGTTAGGCAATCAGTTCGGAAGTATGGATATGAATCCTCCAAACAATCCAAGTATTAACCCACCACCAGCGGAAGTTCAAAAAAAGCCAATACAAACAGGTAGAGCGGAGCTTCCTGAAGACGAAGGGCAAGAACAGCCGTCAGATGCTTTGTTTCCTAAAACACCCATAGCTAGTGCTGTAAGCGAGTTAGTTAAAAAGAAGAAAAAGAAATAACATGGCATTTACTTCAGTTTCACTACAGGGAGTACGTCCTATTACTCCTTTATCTAGTCGATTAAGAAGAGCCTCTGAAAAGTATGAGGGGGCAGCGAAGTCGGCTATGCAAATGGAGTCTGCAAAGGAAAAGATTTTTGAAACAAAGATGGGTACTTCTAACCCATACAAAAGAAGTGTTCAAGAATCTGCTCAGAAAGCTTTAATAGCTAGTCAACAAGCAGCAATCCAAGGGAACTATAATGATGATATTGTAGGACCGCTACGCCAAGAATTTTTTACAGGGGCAGATAACTTACCCACGTACCAACAAACTGCTTTGTATAACAGGTATACTCCTGAAATTATGCAGCAGCAGATGTTAGGACAACAACAGCAAAAAAGTTTTCTTCAGTTAAAAGATGCACAGAGGAAAGCTCGGATGGCTCAAGCTGCTGACGCATTACAGGCTCCTGTTTCTCAGAGGTTAGAAGAGATAATGGGTTCAGGTACTTCTTTAAAAGAAAAGTATAATGACATACAACAGTCTTTATTATCTAACCCAGCAGCATTAGGTAGTCCATTACTAGCTTCGTTATATGATACCACTTTACGATCTGTGGGTAGTCAGCTTTCTGATAAACAGAAGCAAGACAACATGGAGAATGCTATGCGTATCAACTTAGCTTACAAGGCTATTGAGATAGGTGATTCTCAAACAGCTCAAGACTTATTGAGTTTTAAAGAAGGGCAAAGTAGTACTCTACAAGAGTATGCTAAGAACTTAGCTGATTCTAAAAAGAAATATGATGCTGGTACTTCGGGTAGTAAAAATTATAATACTCTTTTAAATAGTCTTGAAAAAGTTCCTTTAAGAGATGCCAAAGAAATATTAAAGACAGTACCAAGAAATCGAAACGATGACTTGATGTATACGGCTTTTGTTAAAAGGAAAACCAAAGCTGAGAGAGATGGTGTGGATGATAGTTCTGTAAATGCTATAACTGCGTTAATAACTGCTGCCGATATGGAGAGTGCGAAAGAATATCGTAAGGCAGTTAAGACTGTTATTGATCTTAATCCAAATCTTAAAGAAGCTCTTCAAAGAATTCAGTCAACTACTGAGGCAAACTCTAACAAGACTACTGGAGAAACTACTGGAGGAACTTTATATGATGATATCACTAGTTCTAATGCTTCAGCCGACCAAATAAAATCTTTATTATATGTAGTACTTGCTAATCTTGAAGGAGATACTTCACAAATAGAAGACGATTCACAAGCCGATAAAGAGATGGCTTTCTCAAATCTCTACCAAACATAACACAAATACATAACCCGAACTGCTGTGACAGGAGAACTTATTACTGATTCGTCAGAGGATGGCGAGAACATTACCGCTTTACCTTTTTCTAAATGGTCATTATCCATAGGTAGAGATATTGAAGATCCAAAAGACCAGTACATTGGTTATGGTAATTACCTAAGAGATGTTGAGTTTGATAAAGGAACTTTAGATCAAAACACTGAAGAAATAATATCACGTAATACAATACAAAAAATACGTGGAATAGATCCTGAATATGTACCATCTCTTGAATTAGGTACTATTGATTCTGATGCTTCCCTTATATATGAAGCTTTCGGACAAAAGGCTAGAGATGATTACTATGAGGCTGTCAATGAGGCAGGAGCATCAAGAGATGATTTCCTTGATGAAGTCAATAGTGCTAAACAACATCTAGTAGAACAAGATAGGTTAGGTATAGCCAGCTTGAAACAAATAGATAAGGATGGAGTCACTAGCTTTAAAGTAATCGGGGGATCTACTTTAGTTAACCCAAGGCAAGCTATAACTGATTCTATAAATAGGGGAGCCTTCTTACATAACAACATGGCACAAGCCAATGAAGGTTTTAAGAAAACTCCTTACGGACAAACTCTATTTAAAGCTATAAGAAATGATCAGATAAATACTGAGTTCTCTAAAGCTGCTAATAATAGTGCTATCAAAGATGCATACCTTGAAATCATTAGAGATGCTAAAGATCATTTCATAACAAACAATGAGAAAGATGATCCCTCTACCCTGATCACTAAAGCACGTAGCCTTCTTGGTAAACAGTACTCTAGTGATTCAGACATCACGGAAGATGTTGCAAGGAACAGGTTTCAGGATTCAGATATCATGGATGCTTTGGAGCAGGTATCTATAATGGATGCTTACCAAGGAGGAACAGCTAAGTTTGTATCAGACCCTGAAAAGTTAGATGAGAACATAAAGATTACTAAGAGTGGTATAGCTGTACCCCACATAAATCTTATTCTAGATAAAGGAAAGTTTGAGACAGCTATTGATTTGAAAGCTCAGAAAGGAGAGCTAACAAGCGCACAGGTAAATAATTTAGAAGCGGGTAGGGCTGCTTACTTAACAAGAAACTACCCTGCATATGATGAGCTTTTCAAAGACTCTACTGTCGAAAAGAAATGGCAGAAGCATATATTAGAGAGCCAAAAGCAAGGTCAATCTAAGGCTGAAATACTGGATACCTTTTTATCAAACCCTAGAAACTATAGTGGTGTTAAGAATAGGATAGGATCTTTTGTAGACTCATTGAAAGAATCATTCACTGGATTAGCTTTTGTACTCCCTGCCTTACTCAAGAATGAAACATCTATTAATATTCTTGTAGAGCAGGAAGAAGATAGGCAGAACAGGAAGCAAGTAGCTAGTATCTTTGGCGATCACTTAGGTTGGGTACATGATATCTCAACAGCGATAGCTCCTATGGTTGTAGACGTAGCAGCTACAGGATTTTTAATATCTCGTGGTATGTCTGTTGGGGGTGCTAGTTATATAGGTGCTAAAGAAGGGGCGAAGCTAACAGCTAAAGGATTAGCTAAGAGTTTCACAGGTAGCATTTTAGTTAAAGAGTTTGGTGAGACTTCAGCAGAGGCTGCTGCTAGGTTGTCTGCTACTAAGTATATCAAAGAGGGAGCTAGTACTAAGAGTATACAAAAAGCTATTGAAAGTTATAACTCTTTGGTTGGTACTAAGTTAGTGAACAACAAAGTTGTTAGGGGTAGTGCAGCAGAAAATATAATTACATCAGGTATATTTTTAACGGCTGCTAACAGATCAGCGGGAAGCACCTATGCTACTATCTATAGTAACTACGATGGCACACACGAAGAGAAACACGATAAGGCTTTGGGTTCTGCTATGTTGGCAGGATTGTCTACAGGTTTAATCACCTCTGCATTCTCTCGTTTTGGGCGTGGTGGTTTTGAAAATGTTTTACTTGGTGGGTTGAGCTTTGGTCAGATGAATTATGTATTAAGTAAGTTAAGTAGATCTAAGGTAACTCCCTTAGATGCTCAACAGATAATAGGTAACCATTTGAAGTCTAGGATGAAAGAGATTTCACCTAGTGTATTTAAGAGTTTATATGGTAAGTACGCCAAGGCAGGTACCGAAGAATTTTTAGAGGAGGGTATAGATGAGTTTGTTAACTCATTCATTGTTAGTGCTGCCCTAAAGACAGACACCCCTATGTTAGACAGGATCTCTGATGCTATCTATGCAGGATCTATTGGAGGTGTTATAGGTCAGGGTGCTTCAGCAGTTAGGACGGCTGCTCAAAAAAGAAATGCTTTTATTAGAGGAGACATAGAAATATTTAGGCAAAGAGAAATTGATACTCTTCTTAGTAAGTTAGAGGCAACTAACTCTCCTTTAACGAGCGATATTGTCCGACAACAAACAGAAAGTTTACTAAGGGGAGATGCTATATCAGATCAAGACTATCAAGCATATGTTAATAGAGTAAGAGAGATAGATGAAGAAACAGGAAGACCACTACAAACAACTCGTGAAGAACCCGCAGAAAGAGAACCTGATCGACTGCCTCCTGCTGAATTAAAAAAAATCAGAGAAGCTACTTTTAATGCGACAAGAGGTCAGTTAGATCTTGCTATATCAGAAGCAGAAAAATTAGTTCCTCAAAAGCAGAAGCAAATAGAGGATGATACCCTCCCTTTCTTAGATCAAGAGGGTGTACAAAATATACCTACTGAAGATGTAACACTTACTGAAGATGTAACACCTACTGAAGACGTAGAACTTACTCCTCTTGAGATAGCTTCGACTATGCGTCCAGAAAAGTTTGGTGAGCGTGTTACAGGGGAACCAAAGATCATACACAATGCAGTCTCCGAGAGCCAAGATGAAGAAATTTTTAATAGAGTATCAAACTATGACTTACCACCTTTAGGTATAGGAGATGATAGTATACAATATTCTTTTGAGGCTCCTGAAGTTTATGGAAGAGAAACAATAAATGTAAGTGTGTCTCGTGAAGATGCTGAAGATCATTATGATAAACTAGCTGTCATTGAACTAAATTTAATATCAAACCTACCTACTACTGAAGTAGTAGATACTGAACTTGCCGAAGAGAATTCAATTATAGAATCTGTTCGGGATCAAATGGATAGTTTGCTTAAAGCATTAGGTGGTTTGGAAAGTGAACCAGCTCCGATTGATGAGCCAGTTGAAATACCAAACGATGGCTTCATTGCTGATGATGTTGTATTAGAACAAGGTGTATTTAATTTAGAAGATGCCACACCTACTGTAGAGCAAGAGGTAGAGCAAGAGGTAGAGCAAGAGGTAGAGCAAGAGGTAGAGCAAGAGGTAGAAGCACCCACAACTGAACCAACAGTTGTATACGTAAATGGAGTCGGTGCTGTTGAGCAGGGAGCAGCAGATGGAAATGGTATTAATACACTTAGGCAAGAGGGGGAACAACATTTTGGTAACCCGTTCAGCCATTTAAAAAATGCACGGGACTCAATTAAAACTAAAAACTTAAATGAAACTGTAGATAATTATAAAGAATGGCTTGAAGGAACTAACTTCACTGACATAAAACAAGAGCGTAGGGATTGGGTATTAGAACAAATAGATAGTGGAGCTTTAGATGGGCAGAATCTTTTATACTATAAAAATACTAAAAGAAACCATGCTCTAGAGCTACGAGATTTTATAATTAAAAGGAGAGCAGGGCAACCAACTGTAGATCCAGAACTTCAAGATGCATATGAAGCTAACAGAGAACTGCTCCAAAAAGAATTTGCCGAAGGTAAAGCGGTTGTAAAAGAACTTGAGACTGAACTGTCAAATATAGATGTGGGTTACTACGATCCCATAGCGGAAACTGATAGGGTTAGAGAAACTGAAGCAGAGTTACTAGATGCTATAGATGCAGCTACTAGTGAAGTACTCCTTACTCAACAAAGGATAGAAAAGTTTAACGGGTTTTATGAAGGGTTAAACTTCCCTAACTTTGAAGCAATAGATACATCAGAATTTTATAACGCCAATCTAGATGCTTCACTTAATCCTCAGAAAGTAGAGAGGAGATTAGAAGCAACAAAAGAAAGGAAAAAAGAATTTGAAAATTTTAAAACTAATGTTGATGAGGCGTTAGAGGATCTAAGTAACCCATCAGCTTACTCTACTAAACAAGAACAAGAACAATATTTAGACGAAGTTAAACAAGAGTTAGATACATGGAGAAATTCAACAAGGAAAACTCTGAATGATTCACAAAGAAAGCTTTCTGATGATGCGGTTCTTGCGTTCAACGAGTACAAAGAATTAGAGAACAGGCAAGGGATGTCGGAAGAGGAGCTTGTTGAAATGCGGAATAAGGTTACTGAGGAGATAAAGAGAGTTAACAAAAATTTAGCTGCTAATAAGTATACAGGAAAAGAACTCGATAAAGTGGCTATAGCTACTCAGTTTATTGGAGATGGTATAGAAAGACCCAATCATAAATCATCTTCATTAAGATATAAACTTGCGTGGGAGTCTGTTGGTAAAGCTAACACAGGTATCTATTCGCCTGATGATGTAATCATGTTAGCAGCGAATGGATCTTTTACTAAACGTAGAGTAGTCAAAGGTAAGTTTGCAAGGGCAACGAGTAAACGTCCTACTTATACTAAAGTAGAAGGTGCTAGATTAGAACCTTTTACTAATTCTGATACCGAACCAGATCCTGAAAAGTGGCAACCAAGAGGGGAATATCAAAATTTAATAGCTGCAATGAACTCAGGAGCTTCTTTTATTGCAGACACAGAAGAACATCTTAATAAAACAAAAGGATATAACAAAGGAGAAGATGAATTAGCTAAGTACCTCTTAGCGAAGAGGTACAAAAGGGTTGTAATAAATGGGGAAGCAACAGGTAAGTTCGTACCAGAAAATGCAGAGATTCCTCTGGAAGATGGGGACTCTATTGTAACCCTTGAGTATGATGTAGTAAAAAATGAAGGGGGTAAACTTCAGGTTAATGAAAGAACAACACAAATCAAACGCTCTGATATACCTAACAAAATAAAAGAACTCAAGGAAGAATATAATAACCTCGAAGCTGAACGATTAGAAATATCAGATGAGTTAAAGGGCGTAAAATTTGCAATAGTAAATTTGCAAGAACAGAAAAAGTCTACAACTAACCTTGAGACTAAACGTAAAAAATTAGAAAGAGACTTAGATCCGATAGCTGCAAAAGTTGTTACGTTTCAGAATGCAATAACACAACTTGAGTTTGCTCAACAGAATGGTGATGAAGATATAGCTAAACAAAAACTACTAGATAAATATTCTAAGTATAGAGATCTAAGTAGGAAATCTGCTGATGCAAGATACGATCTCAAAGAGTTTGATGAACTAACTCTCGGAGAAGGTAAACTAAAAGAAGGAGTTACCTTAGATAGTAATCAAACTAATGCTATAGAGGAAGCTGTAACAGAGCTAAATGAACAGTACGAAGATGATCTTTACGTAGAAGAATTAAGAAATGATTTAACTGAAGCTGCTATAACAACCAATTCTTTTGGGCTGCCCTTTAAGATAATGTCTTCGGATCAGGATAGAAAATTAAACAAAAGAAAAGCATTTTCATTAGCTAAGATTAATAACCAGACTGTTGTATTAATTAATCCATATGCGTTGGATTTGGTAGTGCGTAAAGGATCTCCTTTGAATAGGAGGGCTATGATTAGAGCTGGTGTGTCAGAAGAAATAATTCATGCTGCTGCTATCTATGAATTAGAAGAGGGAGAAGTTCAAAAAATATGGGACTCTTTATCTCAGGAAGAAAAAGAAAATACAATCAAGACTTATTACGGTATTTTTGAAAAAACTAAATCTTATTCTAGACTACAGAGTGATGATGTAGATACTGTTAATAAAGAAAAGTTTATTCTAGGACATGAGTTCCTTAGAATAAAACTCCAAAAGATTATTGATGGTTCTACCACAGAAGAAATCGCAGCAGATCTGGAGCGACAAGCTCGAATCGCTAAAGAAGGTTCTGATGCTGCCATTGTTCTTGGGTCATTTAAAAGGTATCTTAAATCTTATTTCAATAAACTGTTTGGTTTCTTCTCAAGAGATACAAGTAACCCATACGTATCAGCAGCATTAAATAGAATTCATTCTACGTACAAGGCTATGGGGGCAGGGTACAAGACTCAGGGTGAAGTTGACTTTGATCCAGAGAATCCTCTGCAAACTATAACCACTTTACAAAACGCAGTAGATACTAAAGGAGTAAGGGAAGAAGCTATAGAGGGTACGTTATTATCTTCTAGTGTTGGGGCAGACCCAATCTTTATACGTCATGGTAATCTTGCTGAGTCTTTAACCATACCTATACATACAACAGGTGAATACAGGGGAGCTTATAAAGGACTTAAAAAATTCTACAACTCTATCGTTGGGAGTTATGATCCTAGGTTACGCCAACTACACCAGAGTGAACTCAACATAAGGAACACTGTATTCAGAGAAATTAAAAAGTATCAAGAGACTTTGAAGTTTCTTGTTAATAAATATTATCCTGATGGTGATGCTCCTGTAGAATTATTCAAAGATATTACAGGAGATGGTAATGGTTTGAAGTTACACAAAGATACCAAGAGAGCTATCGAGAAAATATTTGGAGAATTTTTTGATGAGTTAGAGATTGAAAGGCAAGCTCAAGTTAAGGCGGTTGAGAGGGAAGCAAAAGAAGCTGACATGAGCGTTCAAGATGCGTATAACTTAGTAGCTAACGTAAACAAAATTTTTAAAGATCGCAAAGAGATTATAGAAAATAGAAGGACAGATGTTTATGACAAAGCCTATGCTAAACAAAAGGTAGAAGTAGCAAGAAGGAGAGAGGAAGCTATAATAAAATTAGGTGGGTTCAATGAAGATGGAACTCCTAAAGGAGAAATTGCTAACCATCTTTACGCTTTACGTAAGAAGGTAGATGCTATGTCTGAGTCTATTCAGGAAAAAGCATTAGCAGGACAGGTTGGTACTGAGAAGTTAAACGCAACGATTGATAATAATTTAGAGGTGTACCTAACTACTTCATATAGATTATTCACAGAGGGTGCTGACTATGTCACGAAAGTAATGACTAGCCCACTATCAGAATATGCTAACGTAAGAGACGATGCTTATAAGTTCTTTGAAAAGATATATATAAAGGAAAGATCAGGGCAGTTACTCCTTGGTGAAATAGATTTTGAAACGGGATCTGCATTAAAAGAGATACCTAAGACACAATCAGCAGCAGAGGAGATGGCTAGGAAAGAGCTATATGAGAAAAAGATAACTGATGACCCTATCATGTTAGATAGATCTCCCATCATAAAACAAATGATGATAGACTTTTTGAATTCTTATGATCCTAATGATCCGAGAATGGAGGGTGATCAACCTAGTTGGGTTGGTCCTGATATAAGACCCAATACTTTTAGTAGGTCAGATGATCCTGCTGTTAGAATCGTAGCTAAACAATTAAAACAAAGAGCTAACATTCCAGATGAACTTGTTGCTTTTATGGGCAAAGAAAAAGATACAACTGGATTTGATGGTATATCTAAAACATATATGCACACAGGTATACTAGCAGCTAACTTCGCTGCAATGCGGAATATGTTAGAGTTTGGTACACGCCCAGAGAACGGGTGGATACTAACACAAGAGGAACTTAACGAGCTGCCCGAAGAAAAAAGAAAGGATAAAGAGGGCAACGATCTATGGACAGATCTTAAAACAAGAGGAAGACCAGAGTTTGATATGTTCAAACTGTTCGCAGTATCAAAAAATACACAGAACTTGTATGTCAAAAAAGATATGGCAGAAGCTCTGAAAGAGTTAGGAAGTAACTCTGTTGATTACGCAAACTCAGATGTTAAAAGAGTATCTGAAGCGATGATGAAGTGGGCTGGTATAGTTACTGGATCTGCTATGGGAGCTAAGACATTAGGATCTATAGGATTCTACGAGCGTAATGCTCTGGGTAATATGTTCTTCTTCGCACCAGCACAAGGAATGTTTGCCCCAATCAAAATGACTAAAGCTCTTTGGAAAGAGACAAAGAGAAAGAAAGGTTTCTTCTTTGACGGGTTCATGGAGCCAGAACAGATAGATCCCTACTATTCAAAACTTGAAAGGCTTGGCATACTTGAAGATGAACTCCGTCCTAAGATGCTAGATGAATTAATCTTTGGTGAGACTGCACCACAAGATATGTACAAAGAGCTTAATGAAATCACTGGTGAACTTGTTTCCCATAAAGATGCAGCGAAGGAGGATAACATAGTCAGGAAATTATTAAAGGATGAGAACACTGGCATTGGAAAAATATATAAGGGATTGAAGTCTGCCTCCGCTACAATGGATTCATTCTTCAAGATATATTATTTTGAATATGAGTTAAACAATTTGAAAAAAGCTCGTGCCATTAAAATGGAGAACAATCCATATGATGTTTCAGATGCAGAGCTTGAGTACTTAGCTGCTGAGAAAGTAAAGAAGACTGCTCAATCATATAGTGAATCAAGCCCACTCGTAAAAGGATTAGCTTCTTCTCCTTATGGGTTGATGCTCGCACCATTCATCCGATTCAAAGGAGAGTTGATTAGGATAACAGTTAACTCAATCAAACTTATACACAGTGAAATGAATGACCCAAACCCTGTCATAAAAAAGAGAGGGTTACAAAGATTAACAGGAAATTTTACTACCCTTGTAGGTATATCTGCTTTCTTACCTGTTGCCTTGAGAATGTTCTCAGGAATAAGTGACGATGAAGATGAAGCACTAAGAAGAACTTTAGTTTCTTATCTAAGAAAACATACCTCCTACATCTTTAAATCAGGAGATGATTTTTATTCTCTTGATCTAACATACGTTAACCCATACTCCCTGATAGTTGACCCATTCCTAAGATCATTAGAGAAAGGATTGCAGGGTGAGAGTGCTGCTGCAATGGGAGCTACGTTTGCAAAGACTTTATTTGCAGATGAGTTTTTAGATCAGCAAATATTTGCAGGAGCATTTACCAGTCTCCTTAATAATAGAGATCCACAAACAGATAAGAAGATCTGGTTAGAAAGGGATACTGCTGAAGATGCTTTTGCTAAAGGACTAAACTTCTTATGGAGAGAAGCATTTGAACCAAGAACATTCAGAGCTATATCAGAGTCGGCTACTCTCATGGGTACAAATCAACTACAAGATGCTTTGTTGCGTATGGGTAAAGAGATAATGCCATTTAAACCATTTAAGTTAGATCTCGATAACAACATACGGAGATACCTCTATGATATCCGAAGGGAGACTCAAGAGCTATCGCTTAGAAAGAATGCGGTTTTAAGTAGGACACCAATGAGTGACAACGATGTTAAAGAGCTTGTCCAAAAAGAAATAGAACATAGGATTCGTTTGGATAAAGAAGTAGCACATACCTTAAAACATCTACAGTCTATGTCGGGTAAGGATGACAGCGAGATGGAATCACTGGTGAAAGGATCTCAGTTCGGTCAGCGTAGATACAAAGCTATCAAAGCAGGACGTACAGAAACCCCTGCCGAAACCCATAAAGGACTAAAGAAAAAGTTGATGGAAAGATACGAGCAAGAAAACCAAGTACAATATCTTAGAAGATTAAAACAGATGGACGCTTTGTTTAGAAACTACCCTCAGTATTTTGATCACGAGGATTACTAAGCCATCGCAAAACTTCTGAAAGGAATAGTAGCTGAGATAGCCCCATGCTTATGGGCGAGGTACTTGAAAGTATCTATGCTCTTTTGTTTGTCTTTGTTTCTATACAGAAGGACTCTTGAATCTTTGATGCTTGCAACAATCTCGTATGAGTTTTGTTTTTCCAACATCGCAATCCAATCATATCTACTATCTGCATCCGTTTGTATGTAGCTTTTAACACTCATGGAAATATTGCTTCGGCAGGATTGCCTTGGCTGCTCCCAGAGGCATATAAACTTCTTCCCCAACTCTGGGGTTGTTACCATCCTCATCTCGAAAGATAGGATAAACTTTAAATGTCTCTGGCATTACTTTGCGGTTCTTAGTTTGCATGGACATAAGGAGTTCATACTCTTCAAAGTATATTCTCAAAATGTTCATGGTCTTTAACAATATTTCTAAAATGATTTAAAAGCAAGACAGAAAATATCCTGACCCCTGTAGTCTGAACTAGGTGTTCATCAAAGATGCATTGAACAACTATGCAAAAAATAGCACCTCATCTAGAGTTCTCCTCTAGCTTTATTCCTAGTCCAGAGTACAGGGGTCAGGGTTCATGGTTAACTTATATCAAACTCACTCTTCTCGTAGTACATCCCACACGCACTACATTTAATAGACTCCCACTCTAAATGATATACTTCGTTAACATGACCACAGGGACACTTAGCTTTATATTTCTTATATGTGGTTTTACTAATCTCAGAGGAGACAGCAAAGAACTTTAGTACAAGGTAGATCAACGCAAACCAGATAACTATTCCTGCTAGTATTGTCATGATGTGAATCTGTTTAAGAGGGTTACTACAGATTCTTGTGTACTTAGATAGTGATGGACTTCACACTCCGCTTCTCCATCAGGTAAACATCCATATTCCTCAAGGAACTTTAGGCGTAAAGCTCTAAGAAGTTCGGGAGCCTCTACCCCAAAGCTTTCTGTAGTTGAATGGAACTTACGTTCTCGTTTCTTTAGTTTTATAAACTTCCTATTGAACTTATCTACGTGGCGAGTCGCTTCGTATTTATTCTTATACCATATGGTTCGTGTGCCTTCTGTTGGGTAGTCACTCCCATCCATTTCGTTAGTTGTTACTTTATATATCGTGTTCATAAACTTATATCTGTCTCAGGTTCTATTGTCTCTGTGTGTTCTAGTGCTTCTTTAAAACACCCTGCCTCTCTAGCTTCCTTGATCCTCTTGAATAGGTAAGCTACCAATACTTCATCGTCAATGAGCCAAGGATCAAGGTGCAGGGAGTCAACAGAGAACGAGATGTTGAAGTCATGCGTAAACAGTTTTGGTTTGCTACTAATAACATCCCTCAACCATTCATGGTAGGGTTCATTTGATATGTGATTGCTCGGCATCGTTTAGTTCCTCCATTCTTTCTGATAGTGAATTGATTCTTCTTTTGTATTCTATGATACGTTCGTTGTGTACACGTATCTCATCTGCCTGTTCGTGCAACTTCTGTAACAGTCGCAGACAGATGAGAACGATACTAACATATACTCCTATGATTAAAATTGCGTATATCATTTTGATAATTTTCTGGGAGTCATTTTCGTATGCTTAGAAGAGTGATATAACCCATCCAAATATTTGTTACTGTTGCCTGAC